TAGGCGGGGGGTGTGGGGAGCTGCCATTGGTGGCCGCCGAAATAGTGGCCGACGATGGCGCCGGTCTGGCCGGGAAAGAATTCGGGCCAGCGCGCGGCAACGTCGCGGAGGCGGAGGCCGGAGGCGCGGAGGGCGCGGTCGAAGTATTTGACGAGCGGGGCCATCTTCGCGTCGTGCTCCTTCTCCTCGCGGAGGCGCCAGGCGCGCTCGGCGTCGCGCACGGGCGTCGCCTCGCCGGAGCCGCGGACGTGGACGGCCTCGGCGAAGAGGACGCGCTCGGAGACGGGGAAGAACGTGCGGGCCGCGTCGGGGTCGGTGCGGCCGGAGGCGTCGGCGTTTTCCTTGGTCCAGACGAGGTCCTGCAGCGGGTGCCAGCCGGAGGCGTCCGGGAGGGCGGTGCGGGCGTCGAGGAACGCACCGACGGGACCGAAAACAAACGCGGTGGCGCTGGAGGCGCAGAGCGGGCGGAGGCGGGCGAGGGCGAGTGCCCAGTCCTTCGCGTGCTCGCGCGTGTCCCAGTCGCCGGCGGTGGCGTCGTCGGCCGAGGCGTGGCCGATTCCGTAGGGCGGGTCGGCGAGGACGAGCTGCGCGCGGGCGACTGGACCGGCCCAGGCGGCGACGGCCGCGCCGATCTCGGCAGGATCGGAGGCGAGGCTGTCGGCACGGAGGACGAGCGTGGCGGGGTCGGACCGGACGACCTCGACCGTCGGCGTGGGCGTGGCGGGGTTCACACTCCGCCCCCTTTCCCGGTTTCCCCGGTCGCCGCGTTGCGGCGCTCGAGCTCGGCGTCGGCGGCGACGAGGGCGAGTTTCGCCTGGCGCAGCTCCTCGCGCGTGGCGGCGAGGGCCGCGTCGGATTCCCGGCAGACCCGGCGGAGGCGCTCGGCCTCGGCGAGCTGGCGCGCGAGCGAGCGCTCGGCGTCGCGGCGTGCGCGGTCGGCGTCGCGCGCCTGGATCGCCCATGCGGTCGCGGCGCCGATGCCCGCGAGGGCCGTCGCCGTGGCGACGGCATAGAACGTCGTGGCGGGGTCCGTCATCCCATGGCCTCCAAGAGCGCGCGGAAACTCGCGGTGTTTTCCTTCGTGAGATGGTCCGGGTCCGGGAGGACGATGCCCGATTTGGTCGGGTCGACGCCTTGTCCGTCCACGTCGTGGAAGCCGGGGAGTTCGTTTGGCGAGAGCATCCAGCCGACGACCCTGCGGACGAGTCCGACATGGCGCCACGGAATGCCGAGCGCCTTTGTGCATTGGACCGCGGCGCCGTCGGCACCGTAGACGTCGCAATTGCGGAACGGTCTGGCGAGGTCCTCGCCGGCGAGCGCGAGCGTGTTGACGCCATCGACGATGAGCTTGGCGTTTTCCTTCGTCGCGTCGCAGACGTGGACGCAGTTCGCGTCGACGACGCAGGACGTTCCCTCGCATTTGTCGAAGCAGCGCCACGGTCGTGGGAGCGCGGTCGCGGTTTCATTCGGCATGGTCGGCCTCCTTTCCGTCGGCCGGAACGTATGGGAGTTGCGCCCAAATGAGCTGGCACGATTTCGGCTTTCCGGAAAACTCGCCCCACAAAGCATGGACGGGGCATTCCGTGCAATGGTTGCACCGGATGCAAAGGGCGTCGAATCTTGCAGCTTGTTCGGATGCGGTTCCGACGTCGCAGTTTCTGGTCGGCGTCGACGTGTCGAGGCCGGCGCGCTTCGCCGCCGCCTCGATCCGGTTGATCGCCTCCGCCATGTCTGACATTCGGACGACCTTTTGCGCGTAGTCGTCCGGCTCTCCGTCCTCGTCGAGCAGCGTGATCTCGTCGATCCAGCTATCCTCTTTGAGGATGGTGCGTGCATTCGCAATCGCGTCGGCGAGTGTTTCTGGTTTTTTCGGCATTTTTCTTTTCCTTTCGGGTTTGGGTGTTAGGCCATCCGCGCGGAGCGGACGCGGACGAGCGGCGCGCGGCGCGGTGGCGGGGTGTGCAACGGTTGCAACGGTTGCAACGGTTGAAGCGGTTGAAGCGGTTGCCCGTCCTGGCGCGGGCCGGCCGGGGCGACGCGGCGGAGGAGGAGGCGCGCGGCGGTTTCGGAGGCGGCCGTCCCGGCGGCGTCGAAAACGTCGACGTCGTCGAGGAGCCGATACCAGGCGGCCATGCAGAGGGCGCCGGAGGTGGCGTCGAGGTAGTGGTTGCCGGCTCCCGGGCGCTGCGTCCAGAGGTAGAGGTCGGGCTCGCCGCGGGCGCGCTGGATTTTCTCGGCGAGGACTTCCGCGCAGACTTCCTCGGCATAGGGGAGGTGCTCGCGCGGATCGGAGCCGGGCAGCGAGAGCGAGCCGGGCGTGAGCGGCGGCGCCAGAAACGCCCGCTGCGCGCGTTCACGCCAGAGGTCGGAGTTTTGCGCGAACCATGCCTCGCCCTCGGCCCGGCGGAAGTCCGCGTCGCGTCCGCGCTGCTCGACGTGGCGGCTGCGCGCCTGGTAGTTGCGGTTTGCGAATCCCTGGCACCCGAACACGAGCCGGCCGGTTTTCGCGCGCCAGACTTCCGCGGTGCGGAGAACGGTGCGGCGCCGGTAGCCGCAGTCGATCCAGACGGCGGCGACGCGCTCGGCGCGTCCGGTGGCGGAGGATGGGAGCGCGAGCGATAGGAGGCGCTGGAGGACGGCGGAGATGCCGGCGGAGACGAGGCGGTCCGTCTCGTCGTCTGAGGCGTTCGCGGGGACGAGCCGGCGGCCGCCCTCCGGGTGGCGGCCCCAGTCGACGACGGCGGCCGTCTGGTGCGGGCCGGCCGCGACGACCGCCCAGGAGATGCCGGCGGCGGCGTTGACGTCCAAAAACGCGACGGCGGCGGTCGTGCCCGGCGGGAGGGCGAGGCGCGGGGAGCCGTTCACGCGGCCGGCGACGAGTTGCGGGGAGATTTGCACGGCGTCCTCGCGGACGCGGGTCGTGAGCTGGTATTCCGCCGAGAATGCCGCGCGGCCCATGATGAGCCGGAGGTTGCGCGCGTGCTGGTAGCCGGAGAGCTCGAGCCGGGCGTCGAAATTCAAAGGGTCCAAAACCGCGGCTCCCTTGTCCATCGCGGCGCGGTTCGCGCGGTAGAGCGCGGTGGCGTCCGCGAAGTCGGAATCGCCGGCAAGACGCGCCGCGCGCCAGCGGGCGTCGTATTCCAGCCAGAGCGGCGACTCGGGCTCGGATTCGACGAGGGGATGCTCGACGAGCCGCCACTCGCCGTGTTGGTCGGGGTCGGCGAATCGGTCGGAGAGGTCGCCCGGCTCGATCGGCGTGGAAGTCATAACCGCGTTTAGCATCCGGGACCCCGTGAGCCCCTGGATGTCGCCTTGAATCCACTCCTCCAATTTCCGCACGGCATTCGGATTTAGAGCCTCGTCCCTGGACTGGATGTCGTCTAGGAGCACGAAGTCTGGGCGCTTTTTCCCACGAACAAGGCCCCTTGTTTTGGAGCCGGCGCCGCGGCCGAGGACGATCGCGCCGGACGACGGCGAACCCTCGATCGTCGGGAGCCGGATTTCGCGCGCGGAGCGGCGGACCTGCGTCCGTCGGCCGTGGTAGGATTGGGCGAGCCAGCGCTGCGAGAGGCCGTCGGCCGCGCGGATCGGGACCGAGACTTCGGGGAAGTCGTCGGCGAACGCCTCGCAAAACTCGAACACGTCCCAAACGTCGCCGAGGATTCCGGCGGTGAGATCGGCCGCCGCGCAGAAAATCACGACGTAGTGCAGCCGGCCCGTCGCGAGCGCCCACGCCAAGGCGCATTTTACCAAGGTAGTTTTCCCCGCCCCTCGCGCCATGCGGACGTGGATCTGCCCCGCCCCCTCGATCGCCTCTTGCAGTTCGCGGAGGTATTGCCGGAGCCCTTCGCTCGGCGCGTGGTCCAGGAGCGCCCCGCAGTATTCCTCCGCGAACGCGACGACGTCCGCCGAGCAGCGCGCGCGCCGTTCCGGGTCGCCCGGCGGCGGGAGCTCGCCGAGGTCGGACCGTCGCGCGACGAATCTCGCCTGGCGTTCCGCATTCGAGAGTGCCACGCGCTTTCCGCTGGCGACGTATTCCTCGCCGAGCAGTCCGCCCTGGTGGATTCCCTCGGGGAGCGCCTCGACCTCCGGCCAGTCCACATCCGTCGTCGCGTTCGATTGTGCGGCAGCGCCCGGCACGATTTACGCCTCCGCGCGCCTCCTGGCCGCCCCGCGGCCCCGCTTCCCGGCGGCGCGGTCCGCGTTAGTCACGCGCACCTCGCCGC